TGCCAAGATCTTCCGGTTGATAGCCGCTGCGGATGCTGACATTAGCGCCGCGGTTCAATGCAGTAGTAACCAATGCAGCGAATGCGTCATAACCGTTTTGCCCGTCTTCGTACAGGATCGTTTCGTCAATTTCATCTGGCCTGCCTTCCTTGTACCAGCTGATCCGCACGATGGCTAAGACCTGTTCCGGCAAGGCGCTGACGTGATAATCAAGCTCTTGCCTCCTCGGTTTCCTCGGTTCCATCCAGATCATCAGGTCCACTAAGCGGTCGGTTACCCAGTCCAGCAGGTTGTAGATCAAGCCCCGCATTGGCCGTAGCTTCAAGCTCCTCATCCACGTTAAAGTCGTCACCTAGTACATCGCCTTCGGCAAGCTCGCGCAGTAAGGTTTCCTGCGTGATGGTGCCTGCGGTGTAAAGCTGCAGCAGCGCTTGGATCTCTTGTGGCTCAAGGCGTGTGCCGAGGAAGTCACGATTGACGTAGCTGCTGCCAGGAGATGTGTTGTTGCCGATGTACTGCGCATGAAATTGCAGGCAGTTGTCGATCATATCCTGCACGTTCTGTGCAATGACCATCATGGTGCTGTCGCCTTGGCTGCGATCAATGCGCTTTGCCTCAGCAGTTTCAGCAGATAGCTTTTGGCCCAGTACTGCCGACAGACCTAGCTCATTGATCTGCAGTGCAAGCTGCTCAAGCCTGCGAAACTGATAATCAAAGCTGCGGCCGGCAGGTTCAATGTATTCAGCGCGGCCATCAGCAGGAAATGCGATCGCCTCGCCAGGTCCAGCGCTGACTTCCTCTGCTGCAGATGGGAAGCCATAAAACGCCAGCATCGGCACGGCGCTGATGTGGAGCTGGTTATCGAGGTCGCTCTGGATCTGATATGCCTTGAGGTTCAGCTCGGCGATGTCTTCCAACGGCGGCCGTGACTCCATGAAGCCATGCCGCTGCGCATAGGCAACTGAGAAGGGGATCTCGGAAAGGCTTGTGCGGCCTTCGTCGACAACCTTAAAGTCGCCGTTGTCTTGCTTTTGGTGTAGTTGAAACTCACCTGGCGTCAGCACCCGGATTTGCTCGACTGCCTTCTCGCCAAACTCACCATCAGGCACGGTGACCGTCTCGGCTAGCCGCAACTGCGTTAACACCTGCCGGCCTTCCTGCTGCTCAGCGCGCCAGCCAAGGATTTGCCGTGGTGTGTAGGTCACCCAGTAGGGTCGACCCCCATTAGCAGGTGCATCCACCAGTACACCAATGTGGCCATAACGGACCATCTTGCGTGTGGTTTCGTAGGTCCAGACATTTAAATCATCGCCTTGCAGGTCAACATCAAACAACTGCTCACGGATCACATCTGCTGTGTCGTCAAGCCGCACTGGCTTGCGCGTTAACATGCCAGCCAGCATCCGCTCTAGACGCTGATAGAACGGCGAGCATACGCTGCGTGCAAGACGATTGTCGTAGGACTCATCTAACTCGCGCGGCTCTTGCGGCAGGTAACGGCGATGCTTGCGGCGCATCCCATAGGTGCCTTGCAGTAGATCCTCGATCAGAATCCAATGCGGCTCTTGTGCATACCACGCCGTATTGGCATCTTGTACGCGAGTAACGCGGCGCTGCGCAATCGGCCGGTCGTAGTTGTTAAAGCCGGTGTACATTACAGCGCCGCAGTCATGAATGCAGTTTAAGCAGCAGTCAGCGTGATGCTATTGCGGCCAATCTTGATGTCAAACTCAGCGCCGGGCTCGTATCCCATCTCGCGCAGGTAGCCGTCACCAATCTGCAGTTTGCCGTTGAATTGCACCTTGGCTTTGTAGGTCAGGCCGCGGCCACGCTTTGCTGTCTTGCTGCCTAGATCAACGCCTTTGGCTTCCAGCAGCGCCTCATAGAACTGCGTGAATGCCACGCGATCCTTGATCACGTAGCCGCAAGCGCGCACCAGTTCGGACTTAGGCGCATTGCCCAGTTCTTTGACCTTGGCGAGTAGTTCAGCACCCTTGAGCATGGGTAGAGTTAATGATTGGACTGATGGAGCATAACAGCCACGCAAGGTTTTGAGTATCTCTAATGCAGCATTGATCGCATACAGTTCTGTCGTTTTCAAGTTGCCATCCATCTGGCGGTCCTTTGTCTTGGCCGATAGGACCACCGCAATCAGCGCAGATCACGCCCATTGCCGAATGAGCAGGGTTGCATCAGCGCGGAACGTGGCCGCCACTTCGCGGATCAGATCACGGGTGATCCGGGTGCCGGTGCGGCGCAGATCCATCAGTTGGTTGCTGGCGCGACCAAAAGCGGCATCGCGCTCAGCGCGGATTTCCTTGGTGATCTGCTGGCTGCTTTTGCCGGTGTTGCGCGCGGCGCAAGTGCGGCCGAAGTGCACAAGCTCGCCAAGATCAGACTGCATCAGCACTGTGGCTTTCAGGTTGGTGCGCCCGCAGCAGTCGCAAGTGGTGATGCTGTCATCGGTGCAGATTGCGGTGTAGCCCATGTCTCTCGGTTTGGAGTCCTCATACTGTACACCATCGGCAGCCCTTGGCAACCTTGCTCAATAAATCCGCACGCCGGTCGCGCGGCCAGCACCTGCGTGCAATGGGTTGAATTCACGCCAGACCAGGTAGCCCAGCGCGTCATTCATGTGATCATGGCCGGCATCCTTGTCGGGGTCGCCCTTGTCGGTGTAGCACTGCAGCTCTAAGCATTCGATCAGTCGCTTGCAGCGCTGGTGGATGGTGAGCCTGACCTGGCCCTTGCCGTTTTCCAGCAAAGCCTGAACAGCAGCCACGCGATCACGGACGGGAGGATTTGCCCGTGGTGACTGGTTTGACATGCCGTAGGACTCCAGGATCTGGATATCGGTCTGGCTTGCGTTGGTGCTGCGGTTGCCGCCGCTGGCATCTGGGTAGATGTAGATACGCCGCTGCGGGTAACGCGCTTGGATCTCTTGCGCCAATGCGTCGGTGTCATGGGCGCCGCTGATCTCATCAATCAGTAGCAGGCTGCTGCCGGTGCGAATGCCGATCACGGCAGACATGTTGCCAACGTTGAAATCAACGCCAATGCGCAGCGGCTCGCGGTCTAGGTCTGGCAGCTCAGCCACCACGTGCTTGTCGCGGCTGAAGCGGTCGTAGATGGTGCCAGTGGTGAGGTTGACGAACTCTCCATCCAAGTACGCCCGCAGCAGGTTTGGGTCGTAGTTGGCCTCTAGCCGCTCGATAAAGTCCGGCGGCAGATGCGGGTTGTCTGCTGACCGCATCTTGATCAACTTGCGATCAGCGCGTCCTTTGGCGTCCTCGCTGCCGAACGTGTTCCACATCCAACGGAAGCCCTCCGGTGTGGATGCAGCGCCAAACTGCCGCACATTGCCGGACCGCAAGCGGCCAAGGATCTTGGGAAATGCCTTGTTGGCGATAGATGGCGTCACTGTGTCGATCTCATCGGCGAGCACCCAGGCAAGGTTCAAGCCGATGATGCGCGACCAGTTCTCAAAACTGCGGCACAAGATCTTAGTATCACCGCCTGGCAGGTGCAGCATGTACTCAGGCAACGGGCTCGCCCTGAATGTGTAGGGGATCTCATACGCCTCTAGGAAGTTCTCAAAGTCGTTCTGCCAGATGTCACGGATCAGCGGGCCGGTGGGCTCCATCACTGCACCAATAAAGCCTTGATTGGCCGCGGCCAGCATCACCGCCTTAGCGCACAGCGCACGGGTTTTGCCGGCGCCATAACCAGCTGAGATGCCAATGATTTGCGTGTCGCTGTCATCCACAAACGCAAGCTGGCCAGGGTGCAGGTCAGCGCGGATGCGTTGCAGCAAATCGCCCGTGTCCTCTTGCGTTGCAACATCCATAAACCCAAGCAGGCTGCCGGGTTGGCAGATGCCGGCAAGCAGGCTCATGACATCTCAAACCGCAACAGCTTGGCTTGATCCTCTAGCGCTTTGATTGCAATGCTGAGGTTGCCTTTAGCGCGTGCTTCACGCTCGTAATCTTGCAAGCGAGCGACAGCAGCAGCTAGCCACTGCGGCCGCTC